CCTGCTGAGGGTGATGTTCCTTCCCAGACTGCATATTTTGAACCATATATTGACGGAAACGTTAATGGTTACGGAACTACTGCAAATACTGGTTACCCCGTCTGCGTCGATAATAGAATCGATCAAGACTACACCGCACAGTACGGTGTTCTTCTAAACGGATCTCGCTGGGTTATTAAGAACGTTGGTAGTGGTACAACCGCAACCTATCCCGAACAGACTTTCACCTTTACTGGACCTGCTGGTAATATCTACGGTTATTATGTAACCAGAGCAAACAACATGCCTGTATCCGTACAGGGTGTTAACCACGCAGCTAGTGTGGGTATCGGAACAACCGTCACCAAGGGTAACAACACTGATCCATGTATTGGAGTTGTTGGTAATAGATTCTTTGTTGTTGACCCACAGGTCTCCATCAACGATCTAACTCTTGGACAGTATGTTGCTGGTAACGCAGGTGTCCAAACTGGTACGAGAATTATTGGTCTTGACCGAGCCTTGCAAGTTGTCTATCTAGACAAACCACTGATTGATAACATTCAGGTTGCAACTGATCCATCGGTTACCTTTAGTTTCGGTAAGATTGCTATTGTCAATCACGGTCTTCAGCGAGGAGATATCCTTTACGTTGCTGCTGGTTCAGGTAACACGACTCTTGAGTCCAATGTTTACACGGTCTTTGATTCACCAAACGCTGATGAGTTTGTAACTACACCTTCTCTGACTGCAACATCTAACGGTGTACTTGGTCTCAATACCGCTACTCTCTACTCCAGCATCATGTACGCTGAGAGATTCACGAATGGTCCATACAACATTCAGAACAACGGTGACCAAATTAAAATCACCCTGAACGTNGCACTTGACTGATTCATATATAAAATAGAATATTTGTCATGGTGGGGATTGCTTTATTATCAAGGCAGTCCCCTTTTTCATCAAATGATAAGAATTAAACTATGGCCGTTTATGTCTACGATACCAATAAGGTAGATATATTCGTTTCGGAAGATGAGGGTTTGGTAACCACTTCCGTAACGAGTACGGCTGACTATGGCAACATTTCAGACACTGCTGACGATGATCGCGGTGCAGATAATTTCAATCCTTGGTATTTTGGATTAATTACAGACCTAGCGGATGTCTTGCCATTTGGTAAGTTTGATGTTGGTGGAAACGCATTACCACTAAATTCTCCAGCTATTCCTGGTTCTGGACTATTCCGCATAGAAGATATTGCAGAAGTATCGTATGTAACCCCCTGGAGAGGGTCTGGAAGCCTCTTTGAGATCGGTGGAGGTCTGGAACGACTTGTCATCCCAGACTTGGGTGCCGCAGGACCATCTCCGTCCATATACGGACAAGCAGAAGAATCGAATACATTTGTTACAGTCGGATCTGGCATACTCGCTCAACTTTCTGATGAAGGAGCGACAGACAAGTTTAACAGATATCCCTGGGACGCTACAGGTACTCTTACCCTCAGTGGATATAACGGCACAATATTTCCAGACGACTTTATTGCGGTCATTAAAAATGTCGCAAAGGTTAAGGGCAAGGCTCAAGATCGCGTTATTTATGACTACCGTCTGGATCCAGACACCAAGTTCGATACTGAAAACTGTGGATTCGTATTCGACACATCGGGTGGCAAGTTCTCCGATGCTGATGATCTAACCTTTGACAGAATCATCACTACCAATAAGGATAGGTCCTTTAGTGATGATGATCAACTTGAATATGAGAATTTCGGTGATATTACCGCAAGTATTCAACAGATTGAAGATCGCGGAATCATTGAGAGAAAACTCGGTGGTGGACTGTTCATGCACGATTACCAGGCAACTGGTATCAGTGCATCAGAATCTATTCCATTCGCATATTTTGGTACTGGATCTCTATTTGCACTTGGAGAACTCGATCCAGACAAAGATGTCGATCAGGTATTTGGATACGCAGGTTCTGGTGGATTCAATGCTACTGGAGAGAACTTCTTCAGTCAGGCTCCACAAAGCACAATATTCGGTCTCGAAGGAGAAATTTCCTTCAATGGATCTGGTGTCGAAAGATTTGTTCCTGCAACTGTTGATAATACAGTACTCTTCAATCAAGTTGGTTCTGCTAACGATAAGATTATTTGGCAGGCTGGGGAACGTAAGATCACCATCAGACCAATTGGATTTGGATCTGTACTTCTTTCTGATACTCCACCTACATCTACAGCAACTCTGGTTGTATCTGGTGCAGCAACGGATCTCGAAAGAACATTTGCTGATGGCAATGTAAACCTCTTTGATATTAGTGGAGATGCCGGCAACCCATTAGATTCCAGATTTACACCACACTTTAGATCTGCAAAAGGAGATATTGTCCTCCCAGATGAAGATTGGGGTCTTATTACAAACTCGGCAACCGAGTTTGAAGATTGGGGATATATCCGAGAAGTTGCAACCACTTCTCTTGTATTTGGAGATATTCTTTCTCCATTCAATTACATTCAGATTGGTGGTCAACATTATCCAAGTACAGATACATTCTCTGTTGGGGAGTCTTCGCTCACCAAACAGACACTTGGATTTACTGGAATTGCAACATTCAGGATTTCCGAAGATTCCAGTCTGGAAAGAACGTTCGGATACGAATCGTCTGGTATTACTGGTATTGCCACCTACAAGGCTGGTATCAACATCTTTGGTTACAACTGGTTCAGTCAGGCTCCACAAAGTACAGTATTCGGTCTCGAAGGTGAACTTACTCTTAGTGGTTCTGGGAATGAGTCTATTACTCCGTTCATTGAACCTCAAGGAACTGATGGAAACTTTACTTTCCTATCTGGTCTTGCAGAATCAAGATCAGTTAGTCCCGATCCAACGGGTGATGTATATGTTGGCGGAACTGCAGGTATTGTATTCAGTCCCAATATTACTGGTGTTGGTGTTGCCACACTTCGTACAGGTAGAGAAGAGTTCCAGACATATCTCAGAATCATTGATCCTGATATGGATCTTGTTCTCACCACAATTGGTGGTGGACTTGTTAATGAGGACTTCGTTAAGAGTTACAACGAATCTTCAATCTACTATGGTCCTCAAGATGAAGATTATGGAAATATCCTCAATGCAGCTGCATATGGGATGGGTCTCAACTTCTCTGGTGCTGCATCTGAAGTTGAAACCTATGATAATGAGACGAATACTTATGACCAAGATGTACTCTTCAGTAGCAACGGTCTAACTTATGACCAGAGCACTGGCGGAACAAGTATTCTTCCAAGTTTCGACAAAACAGCATCGTTCCCTGTCAACTTTGGAACTACTGTCGTATCTGAAGATCTTGGTACTCTCACCGAAGGATCTCCAATTCCAGGTGGTCCAGCATATGATCAATACCTATATCCAAATTACACTGGATTCATTGATCAGGATATCAACCAAGGTTACGATGATTTTGGATTCATCAATGCTACTACCGATTCTCTAACCAGAGTACCTTATGGTCAGGTTGATATTGAGCAACCTCCAACTCTTACGGTCACCAGATTTATTCCTCAATGGAATGGTTCTGGTACTATTATTCCTTCTGGTACTGCGGAAGAGAGATTTATTACCTCGGATGGCAATACCGTCCTATTCGACTTTATTGGTACTACTTCCCCAGAGAAGTTTATTGCTCAGACTCCAGAAGATACAATTCTCTTCACAATTTCTGGTGCAGCCGAAGACGAATCGGTCACCTTTGCTGAAGTTGGAATTGGAACTGCATATTTCTCTGGTATTGGAGTCGAGAGGGTCAGATTTGTCGAGATTGGAACTGGCATTCTTTCCTTCTCTGGTTCTGCAGTGGAAAGATCCTCCATGGATCCTCCAGAAGGAACTTATCTACATGTATTCAGTGGAACAGATGTTCGACCTGGACTTTCCTTTGCTGTCGCGACAACAAAGGCAACTCAACGTCTGTTTGGAGAACTATATCATCCAGACATCGACTTCACTCCACATTATGGTATTGAGAGAAATATTGGTATCGAGACCGCATTTGCACTTGCGAGTGGTGGTGGTCTCAACGAAGATGGTACTGGTCCTGGTATTGTCACTACCAGATATCTTCCCGATTATAGAGGAGAGGGTGTTCTTACTCTTAGTGGTAAGGCTATTGGTCGTACCAATGCACCAATCTTTACTGATGGTACTATCTATATCCTCGGTATTCATACCGCGGCTCAGGGAATCAGTTCTGGGAGAGAGACTGGTCTTTCGGAAAGTTATTCTCCTGGAACAATCTTTGGTGGTCCTGGACAAGTCACCTTCACGGGTGTCTCCCCTGCTCGTCCAATTCAGGTATTTGGATATTATGGGGACGACAGAGATCCTGGAGCTGGAACGACTGGAGTCATTTCGATTACTCCTGCTCAGCAAGGAATCATCATCAAATCCACCAGCGATTATGTTGGTGTTGGAACTGCATACTTCTCTGGAGAATATTCCGATCTCGTTGCAACATTCAGAGAAATTGGAACGGGAGAACTCTTCAAATTCTCTGCTCTATATGAAAGAAGAACCTTCGATTATATTGGATCTGGATTACTCACTGCATCTGGAACAACAGATGCTCCAAGTTCTTTCCAGACTCCAGAAAGTACAGTTCTCTTTGCAGTTTCTGGATATTCGCAAGAACGTGTCTCTCTGGACAACGAAACGGGTGGAACGATTTCCATCTACAACACAGAAAGAGTTATTACTGGAATTACTCTTTCTATCTCAACTGGAGGCACGTTCAATTTCTCCTCCAGTGGTGCAGAATCGATTGTTATTCCTTCGGACACAAATACCGCTCTCTTCGATATCGAAGGAATTGCCGATACCAGAGAAATTCAGGTCTACGGTTACTATGGAGATGATAGAGATCCTGGTACATCTGGAACTATCACAATTGTTGGTGAACTTACTCCCCCACAGATCGACTATACTCCCGCAGAGGTTGGATTTGGAGATCTTACTTTCGTTGGTAGTTCTATCATCAAGGTCGATCTCAAGATCGTCGGAAAAGGAACTCTTCCAATATCTGGTTCTGCAACAGAGAAATTTGTCAGTGGTGCAGGCGAAGATACGATTCTCTTCTCCATCGATGGAAATGCCGAAACGGCACTCAATCAAGTTTATGGATACTACGGAGACGACAAAGATCCAGGTACATCTGGAATTACTACAATTTCTGGTGTTGGTATTACAAAACCAATACAGGTATTTGGATATTATGGAGACGACAAAGATCCTGGTACATCAGGAACATTTACATTCTCCAATACTCCTCTTGTTCACCCAGAAGTCGATTACACTCCACATTACACAGGCACGGGAGTTGTATACTTTACTGGAGGCGTTTCCGTCAAGAGGACTTTCCCAGAAGTTGTTGGTTCTGGTTCTCTCTTCGGATTTGGTACAAAAGACGAATCATTTGCGAGAACAACATACGTCGGTATCGGTGTTGCCAACTTCTTCGGAGCCTCATTTACGGAAACAATTGCGTTTGAACCAGCTCGCGTATACGTTACTATCATTTAACTTTATAAATAAATCAGAAGCATACCTTTCATGAGTTCTGAATCATGACAAAACAGGTTCAATTTAGAAAGGGAACCACAGCTGAACACTTTAACTTCACTGGGGCCCTTGCTGAAATTACTGTTGATACGGATAAAAATGTTGCTGTTGTCCATGACGGTGTAACTCCTGGCGGTTTTGAACTTTCAAGATCAAGATGGATTTATGTCGCTGGAGATACTACTACTGGTACTAACCAGAAATATACGGTTGACTCCACATATACTCCTACAGGATTGAATGTTACTTTACCAACTCCTCGTGCAGTTGGTGACTGGGTTTGGATTGAAGATTTTGGTAATTTTATGAGTATCAATCCAGTAAGCGTTATCTCGGATAAGTCTTTTGAGAACGGTCATCTCGTAAGAGAAAGTTCACCTTTTATTATGGATGTATCTGGAGCGTCTGTAACATTCATTTGGAATGGAAGTCTTTGGAAAGTGTTCAACAATAGAGGCAGTTAAACATGGCACTAACCCTAAGTAATTCAATTTCTGGTGAATTTTTACCATCAGAATCATCTGGATTCTTTGTGTACGCATTAAGACGAGACGCAGATAATATGCTGCATTTCTCTAAAGTTAGTGCTGCATCTACAGAACTAGGCGAGTTTTATCGAACCAATGGAACTTCAATTCCAGAATTCGGTGATGGTGTTGACTATGGTTGTTACGATGTTGGTGTTGGTAAAACGTCAGTCATTCGTAACGACATTGCTACGGATAAAAAATCTTTAGATGATCCGAATGATAAATATCAACAGATCCGCTTTGATAGAAGGAACCTCTACTATTACATAGATGATGATGGTTTTTTCGTCATCAGGTTCAATGGACCAGATTATGATTACAACTCTATCGGACCAAAATAATAATTAAAAGGAGAAACAATGGCTGAGTTTAGACTTGGAAGAGTAAAATTCAACTGGACGGGTAATTGGGATACTTCCAAATCTTACCTCATTGACGATATCGCCAAGTTTGGTGGCAATACTTATGTAGCGGTCGCAAACCATACTTCCACTGGAAGCACTGCTAACTTCTACACCGATCTCGGTAATTGGAATCTTCATATTGAGGGTCTAGAGAATAGGGGTAGTTGGTCACCAGATACGTATTACCGAGTAAACGATCTCGTCACCTTCGGTAACGTAGTATATCGTGTTACAGTTGCACATACTTCTGTCGGTACATTTATCGACGAGACGAAGGTTGTTCAGTATGTCGCAGGATTTAATTCAGAAGGCGAATGGCAAAACACCACAGAGTATCAGCAAGGGGACGTTGTTAATTACAACGGGTCTTCCTATGTTGCTATTACTACTTCTGCTGCTGGATTTAACCCACCAGAATATATCGGTTTAGGAACAGGTAGCAAGTGGAATGTTCTTTCCGATGGTCTTGCTGGCGCTGCAGTAACATATACAGAAGGCACCTATTATAGAGGTGACATGGTTCTGTTTGGTGGTAATTCTTATCGCCACAAACTTGGCATTACTACTAATGTTTCTCCTGTTCAAGCTGGACTGGGAACCGTTGGAGATGCTCAGTATAGTGGAACCGCCGTCTGGGATCTTCTGGTCAAAGGCATTAGCTTTGTTGGTAATTTCTCCACAACATTCGCATATCATCCAGGTCATGTCGTTAGATATGGATCTAACTCATATGTCTCAGTTGGTGCTTCTTTCGTAAATATTAATCCAATTGCTGGTGTAGGAACATATTGGGAAACATTGGCT